CTCTGTTTGAACTAAATGTTGAATGCTTGCTTTTCCACAGAAACGATTAAAGTTATCTGCTGCTTTCTCAACTTCTTCTGCGGTATAAATATCCCCGTGTAAATCAGGGTTATCTAATCCACATGGCTCTAGAACAATAAATAGAGCCTTCCGTTGTTCTACTTCAACAGCCTTAGTAATTTCAGGAACAACCGCTAAAGCTTCAACTTCTTTATTTGGATCACCAATAGCTTTATCAAGCAATTCTGTGAAAGCTTTTAGTAGATCACTTTTTATATCTGTCATAAGTTAACTCGCGTTATCATTATTGTTACTTGAACTATCACTTCCACCGGGAGAAGTTGCAGTACCCTCTCCAGCCGTTTTAAAACCCTCTCCTGCACTACTAATAGAGTCAGAGGGCATTAGCACTGGTGCTGAAGGATCAGCGTCAGAAGCCCCTATAAGGTCTCTCAGGTAGTTAGACAGTGGTTCGTCAATAGACATAGCTCCAACAGATACTGCACGTTGAACCAATTTACCGACTTCATCTAAAGAAGTATCTTCAAAACTGTCAAAAGTAAGTTTAGGTGTGATAGTGTCATCCCAACCGTTCATACGGAAGGTATGTGGTATCAAGTCTGTGTTAATAATGTCTACAATTTGAGCTAAGATAGCTTCAACTTTAACAGCTAAAAGACTTGACTTTTCAGAAGCTAACGCATTAGAGCCTACAGCACTATGACCTAAAAGAAGTACATCAGCTAAGAAGGTCATAAGAATCTTCTGTTCGTACCTACGAATGATTGCGTCAGTGTCGTAGTTCTTATTACCTTGAGTACCAACTAGTGAAAACTCGAAAGCATCAGCTTTAGTATCAGGGTCTACAAACTTAGGAAATACTAATCCAGATTGTTCGTTAGCATTAATGTTTCTGATAACTTGTTTCATATACTCAAAAACAGCTTTCTTATCATCAGAGGCATTCGCTGCCATGTATTCAGGGGGAAGCTTAATCATTGGCATACCGTTCATGTCACGGCTAATTCCAACTGCTTCATATTCCTCAATAGTAGTTAGATAACTCCAAGGTATAAACACTTGTTTAAGTGGAGAATTTCCTTCTGGATTATCTAGTTGTGCATTGTGTCTAAAGTGTAAGAATTTTGATCTAGGAATACCTATCAAGGTTCCATCAACGTTATATCTAAGGTTACCACCTTTAACTTGTGAAAGGTCTTGGATAACACCAATGAGGTCTCTACCTTCGTCATCCCAAACCCAACGTTTGATAGATGCTTGGCTTCTAGAAGGTAATCTTTTCCAACCGATTAAACCATCATCATGTCTAGACTTGTTATTCTTTTTTGTACGCCTTTTCCAGACTTTCTCATTAACGGAGAAACCGTAAATAAGTATAGATAAGAACTCTTGAATATATTCTGCCCAAGTCCTATCCATGTCGTGCATACAAGACTCAATATACTTTGTTCGTACTTTCATTTCAGGAGTGGCATCTTTAGGAGCTTCAACTGACCAATTAACTCTACGAATAGTGTCTTCAATAACTGTAATAGCTGAAGATACAGTAGGGTGGTATGTCATATTCTTAAAGGTTTTTGCAGCTAAAGGGTATTCAAGCTCTCTATAAAAGTCATCCCTAATAAGTCCTAGAGGATTAGCTAAACCGGAATTTCCTAGTTCAGGCATAACCACCCTAGCAGCCTCACTGAGGAGCTTTACATCTGTTGGGTTGTTACTCAAAGTTTAAATCCTCAAGGGGTTATTAAATGGGTTTGTCTGTAAAAGTCCATCTGGACAAGAGAAGCTTGGTATTGCTGTTCTTTGACATAGTTCATGCACTAAATCGGCTATAGCATCAACGATATCATCGTGTCCTCTTCCTGATCCAAAAGCCTCAAGTTCATCATGAAATATTTTATTCCAATCCCCTTTAACTATTTTAATCATTCCGTTTTCTGCTAATGCAGCTACAGGTTCAAATCTTTTATCTTTACCTGTTTTTGTTTGTTTCTGTCTGCATGTAAATCCAGCTTCAAAGCATTTAGAAGTTACATTATCAGCAGCAGCCTTGCCAGCAGCACCGGGGTCTTTCGGGATTGTTATAGTGCAATCCTGTCCATCGGTTAAACCAGAGCCTAATACTTTATCAATAACTCCGGCTGGTCTTTCTCTGAACCTCTTAACGTCCATTATGTACACTGTACCTTCCCCATCAACACAACCTTTAATACCAACTGTAAAATCGGGGTCAGGGTATATCTCTGAAGGTAGTGTAGCTGCCATATCCCAACTACGAACTGTTCTAAGCCCTTGTGGGATTTGGTATAGCGATATGGGGTCTCCACACCACTCTCTTTTCCAGTAACCAGATGCTTCTTCACGAGCATACCAGTTTCCGTGTAACAACCTATCACATTCTACTCTAGGTAAGTTTTCTAGTTTAGAAAGATAATCTGGTTCCATTTCAAGAAGGATAGGGTTATCTTTGCAAGTAGCATTAATAAAGCAAAAGGTTAAAGGTGTAGATTTTGGGTATTTTTCTTCCCAATCTTCTAGGGATTGTTCAAACTCCATACCACCTGATACCTGCCCACAATAAACTAACTTCCCACAACGTTCTTCAATAGGAAAACCCTCTTTGTCTAAGTATTGTGCTTTCTCTAGCCATACTCTTAAGAAAGAATCGTAATCGGGGTTGCAAGTCATTTTAAGGTGAGATTTAAAGTCTTTTTCAGTAGTGTTACGAAGGCGAGATATGATATACATAATCTGTTCTTCTTCAAACTGACAAGCTTCATCTACAAGTGCTTCTGATATCTGCCATCCTTGGATGTTAAATTTATCTTTAACGTGTTCCATGTGTTTCATCATAATCTGAGCTTTAGATGGAAACGTTATTTTACTATCTTTGGATGCTACCTGTAATTTAGGAAATAACTCTGTATACATCTCTTGGGCTGTATCCCACATACCACCAACACCTTTAAGTTGGGGAGTAGTACGTCTGAAAACAACACCACGAAATGATGGCATGTGTACCCACTTAAGTAAGTCCATAAGACCCATATAAGATTTGCCACTACCAGCAGCACCACCAAAAACGGTGATAGTTGCATTAGAGTTTACATACATTTCCTGCTTTAGTGATGCAGGGCCATATTGCTTCTTAGCCATTGTGCCTCCACATCAACTATGTATTTAATATACCATGCTTTTTAAAAAAGTCAAGCATTATTTTTAATTTAATTTTAATCGTGTATAAAATCAGGGATTATCACTAGCCTGTTATCAGCTAAGTCCATTTCAACGTACTTTGTGTACCCTGCAATTTTAATCCCAGCTCCAGTGTAATATTGTGGGGCATCTGTTTCTAAGAACCCTACTCCAAAATCTGCTTCTCTAAACTTGATAGTAAGTTTGTCAGGTTCTGTTCCAGAGGCAGCAACTTTAGTAATACCATCGCCTATGGTAAGTGTGGCTAGAGCCGCTAAGTCTGTATCTGATCTAGAAGCTTTAACCATATAGATTGCTTCAGTAATGTCAGCAATTAATATTCCTCTAGCTGATATAAACTCCCCAATGTCTAAACTGAAGGAGTCGGTAGAATTATCATATCTCCAATCCACTTAATTAATACTCCTTTAGCATTTGATTATTGGTATTGTTGTGTTGTTTTTAAATACGGATATCTCTGATTCTGAGTCTTTTACTGAGATAGTATTATCGTTAATAAGAATAGGAATCTTCTTTTCTTCAGCAATATTAACTGCAATAGTTTCCATTCCTGAGACTTCTATGTTTATTTCAGATAATACGGGGATAGTTATAAACCCCCCTCCAATCCCTTGACTGTTTAGATGTACCCAAGCATCAGCACCAGAAGATGCTGTACTTGTGGATAACAAGGTGTTCCAAGCGTCCATAGTTATGGCCTCGTATATGTCCAGACAGCCTCTGCTACTAAGTCATTACTACTCTGTAAAGGAAGCATAGCGTACCCGCTAGTTGAATCAGGTATTACAGCCCAATTATGAGCTACAGTTGCTATCTTAGTTGTCCCATCATAGGCAATAACATTGCCCACTTGATCGTCACCTGTTCCTGATCTAATAAATACAAGCTGACCAATGTAAACGTCATTTGCCGAACTAGCTAAAAGGTTTAGTGTAATTGTATTAGCAGTGCCAGCTTGTGCCAAACCTTCATTTACATGCTCTCTGCCAACCCATCCAAAAATAACATATTCAGATGTATTATCAGGGTTTACCTTCCAGTTTCTATCTACTGTAGCTAACTTAATAGAACCTTCATATTGTATGATTCCCCTAGATTGACCATAGCCAGTGCCACCAACAATAGATACAGAGGCGGGATCGTATGCATTATCAATTGTACTTGCGTCACCGTTTAATTGTATCTGGTTACTGCCTGTCCCTGAACCAATCGCTGTCCCTGTTGTGATTACTTGTGATGAGGATTCTCGTAATCTTCTTCCTGCTGATGTTGGGATGTTGTGGGTAGCACCTGTTAAGCGTTCATCCCATACTGCACCCGCAATAGACTCTAAGGTGTGGTCGTGAAGCATACTGGTTGTTTCATTGATTATAGTAACTCCACCATTCCATGTTCCAGAGAATAAGTGATTACCATTGATATCTGTTAGCTTACCATCACCTCTAACAACAATAGTTCCTGCTACAACTGTGTTTTCTAAGATAACCTTACCAGATTGTAAATCAATAGATACAGACTCTGGCCCAGTTTTATTTCTAAGCTGTATACCGCCACTGTACCCTCTCATAGCCAAGGACGGTCCAGTACCCCCCATATCTATTGTTGGAGTACCAACCCCCGGAATACCTGAGTAACAATGTAGAAAGTAAGCAACTGCATTATTTCCTAATGTAATTAACCCTGCTGATAGAACACACTCATGTAGGAAGCCATCTACATAATTTAATGTAGTGATTAGACTCCTTTCTACAGTAGACCCACCATCAAGAGTACCTTGTAAGTGACATTCAGAGAACTCACACTGTA